ATAGTACCGCCATTAATATCAGCGGTTGCCAGAGTAGCCTGACCTGTAGTCGTTACTGTAGTGAATGTACCTGCGGCTGCAGAGGAAGCACCAATGATTGTACCATCAATAGCACCACCGTTAATGTCTACAGTAGCGTGTGTGGAGTTACCTGTAGTTGTAAGGCTACCTGCAGACATAGCGCCTGTGAAGGTAGATGTGCCAGTTACGTTAAACGTACCGCCGACAGAAGCATTACCTGTGCTGTCCATTGTAGTGAAGTCAGCAGCAGCAGGAGTAGTCCCACCGATAACTGTACCATCAATAGTTCCACCATCAATGTCTACTGTTGTAGCAGTTACAGAGGTAAACGTACCAGCAGCAGGTGTTGTTCCACCAATTACTGCGTTATCAATAGTACCACCTAAAACAGTAACAGAGCCAATAGACCCTATACCTTCAACATATAAGTTCTTGAACTTTAGACCAGACGAACCAAGGTCAACATCATTAGTTGTTACAGGTACAATAGCACCGTCTTGAATGCGAAGTTGCTCAACTGCAGCACCGCTTACTTCACTATAGAAGCTAATACGGTTGTTAGTTGTATCTACTACAACTTTATTCTTTGCATCTGGATCAGCAATAAGAGGTACGTATGCGCCTTCTGTAGAACTGCCATCGTGCTTATGTCCTGTTGAAAAAGCAAAGGCATCACGCAGAGCATTGTACTCTGTGTTGATTGGACCTGCTTTAATAACTGCACTTGCAATAATATCAGCTACGGACTGTCTACTGTAACCTGCCATTATATTCTATCTCCTACCCCAAAAGTCACAACTAAGCCTTGAATACTGTGTGACGCATTTGTATCGTTTGTTACATATTTAACTGATACAGACCTACCAGAGCCTGACACGTTAGTTCTTACCACAGGTGCAGGGTTGCCACTGTATATTGCTGTTGAATTATACACTGCTTCACTATAGTAAGAGGCAGCGCCCGTAGTACCTAGAGTAAAATTAGAAGGGTTTAAACTAGAGAAATCTTCATAGTCATAAAGAACAGACATAGCTAACTCATTATCGCCCTCTGACCTAAGATAAGTAGCTATCGTATGTATTATTTTACGTTGCTCTGGGTCTTGCATGTGAATGTAAGGTGTTTGATACACACTAATAATAGGTGTACCATCAAAACTGTTTCCTGTTTCTTGTCTATGCACTTTACCATTAGTGTCGCCGTGTACGACAAACTCAAATTGACCTATGTAACCACTATCAGAGCACGTAGCCTCTAAGCCTACTATTTGACCAAACTCAAACGTGTTACCTTGAGGTGTAGACCTTATACCAGCGAGTAAGCCTGTAAAGTCGCCTACAGGAGACAGGATACGGAATTGAGACTTCTCTCTGACAACAACAGCGGAAAGCAAGTCTAGGTCTTCCTTGAGGACAACCTCAGTAAAAATAGACTGTACGTTACGTGAAATAGACTCAAGGTTAACGTCACCGATTTTGTTAGTACCAGAAATAGGGCGGTATCCATCCTGTGATAAAAAGAATACATCTCCACCTATTTCAATAATACTATCTGTAGCTAAACAACCCAAGTCATCTGTTACATTCTCAAGGACAAAGTTTGCAATGTTGTCACCCGTGAGTTTCTTAATATTATTAAGACCAAAGATGTAAAGAGAATCACGAAATGCTTTAGTGGCTACTATAGGATAGCCTACATTAATTACCCCTGCACCGTCTTCTGGACCGAAGCTAGTCTCGTCATAAGGAGCACTAAAGTAGAGATTAGTTGGCTCTGAACTATTACCAGAAAGAAATATATGGTTTTGAAACACAGACGAATACTTAGGGGCTGCAGGTGCTTGAGCGTGTGTTATCTGCGTGTATGTTGTACCATTATATGTAGCGGCAGGGTTGATACCATCTGTCAAAACTACTTTAGGACTACCCCAATTATAACGTCTAAAGCGAACCTTTACAACACCTGTCATAGTAGGAGAACCTGAGGTAGTAACAGCTACCCAGCTACTTGCAGAATTATTCCAGTAATGTAAGTAATTAGACCCACTAGTAGGTTTTCGTGCAGCAATAATACCGTCTTTAATACCATTAGCTACTGCTACACCTAATACACTACCTGTACCTGGAACAAGTCCGTAGTCATTACTGTAACCACTAATACGCCTGTAACCGCCAGTAACAGCAGGCTCGTAATTAATCAACGAGATAGCTGAACCAGGTTGTGTCTCACCCTGTGATAACGCATCACGGCTGGTGTTTAGACCGCCTTGGCAGAAGACTTTAAAGGAGGCTAGATTATCAGCCATCTTTAGATACCACCATTAAAAGAACTAATAGTTCCCTTTTTTATAACAGTTGATCTGATAGACAAGGTGTCATCTAACAAAACTCTGCGCATAGATTTAACACCACTCTCGAAATTGTTTTGGTGCATTGCAGCACTTTGTTCGTTACTACGGAAACGCATCATAAACATCATGGCACCATCAATAAGAACATGCTTGAAGCGGTCTGGGATAATGGCAATGTCACTGTACACAGTTAAGTCTGCAGGGTAAGACCAGTATACATACTCTATTTCATAGGCTGCATTGGGTACAGGAGTAACACCAAACTTTTCTTCATAAGTTTGATACACGGTATTGGGCGCAGACTCCCCATTAACCGTATCACCTGTGTCATCCCCAGACCTAAAGTTTTGTATATAGTTTTCATAAGAAATAACATTTAGTCTTTGAGGACTATTGCTTTTAGATGCAAGTTGTTTAATGTAGAAAGTATCCCAGTCAGCACTGGAGTAATCTGTAGGGAAGTCATACTGACGTGTACCTACTGCCAAGGTTTGGGTGTATGTATTCTTGAGGAACGGCCACTCTTGACCGTCCTGTAGAATAAGTCTAATACTACTGTTGATTGCATCCTTTGCCAGTGCTTGAACATTACGTGCAGTATCAAAACCATCACCCGCAGTATCAAGGGTGACTTCATTTAGACGCCTTAGAAGTTCATTCACTAGGGAAACATAAGTAGCCATAGAGTTATCCTACTATTAAAAAAGACCAGAGGGCCAGCCAAAGCCAGCCCTCCAGTTTGTATTTAGGCCAAGTTGTACTTAGCTGTGATCAACGCTTCTGGACGCAAGATTTTGCGACCGTATAGATGCATACCACGGCAGATGTCAGCGAATGAATCTGGGTCACGGTATGTTTCTGTTTTGTTGATTTGCTCTGCAGTTGCTACAGCAGAATCATGACCAGCTACGATAGCACCGTAGTTAGCATTCTGGTTTGCTGTACCTGTAGTAGCTGCACCTGTACCTACAGATGGCAGGTTGCTTGAGCTGTATACACGGAAACCGTGGAAGTTGTTCAAGACCAGACCATTGCGAAGGCCACCAGATTCACCGAAATCACTATTAAATAGACGAGAATCTTCGTCTCTCAGGATTTCCATAAATACTGGATCTACTACAATCCACCGTCCTTGTGTGTCAACTTGCTGTTGATCCAGCAAACGACCCATACGTGCTACCAGCATGGCTGGAGAAACGTAAGCGGTTGGAAGTGCAGTCGCACCGGGCAAACGAGCTGCGATAGGGATCGAGTGATCTCCAGCAGATGTTGTAGTGATGTTGCCGAAGTCACCTTTTTTCAGCTTGTTAGCTGCTAAAAGTTCGTCAGTACCAGCAGCTGCATTAGCTTTAGTACCATTCACTACGTTGTTTACTACCGCTGCATTTGCATGCAGTGCAGACTGTTTGTAGCCAGACAAGTAGCCCAAAACTTCTTGGTCGTACTGATCAGCCAAGCGGTAAGCCGCACGGTTGGTTGCAAGATCCATGAAATTGACGTGGCTGTGAGCCTCTTCGATGTCGTCCATTTTGAACGCAAAGTAGTTGCTTTTGTCTACTACAAGCGAAAAGTCTGCATCGGCTAAGTCTTGTGCTGCAATTGTGGCACCACGTGTATAGGCCGATACGGAGACCTCAGGTTCTTTAATAATGCGAACCGTGTCTCCTTGACTTGCAATCTCTCCAAAATAATCAGAGTTAGTGATGTCTCCACATACTGTGGATTTTCTAAATGCAAGTTGTACTTTTTTCGAGTAGATAACGGAACTAAAGTTTCCGTTGGGCAGGTTAGTATAACCTGATGCTGATGCGAATGCCATTGTAATTCTCCTAGAATGTTTGGCTTATGATAAAGAAGTGAATGCGAGTGTAAGGCAAACACCTCAACTCAGAGAAACTAAACAAGACGAAGAGGCTGAGATATTTTCTAGGGTGCGTTTGATTTCCGGTTGGCCAACCATCAATTAACGGGCCTATACTTACTCAGGTGGTTCTTGGTTGAATGTTATAGTTTTAGTGGTTGTTTGGCAAGAGAGGTAGTCCCCTAAGGGAGGCTCTTGTTCCTGCCAATAGTTATACTCCGGTAAAGATAGATGTCAACACCTAACGTGCATTACCAGACATATCATAGATAAATTTACCAGTTCTCATAGCTTTGGTAATTTCATCTTGACGTTCTTCAAACTCTTTAGCAGACATCTTAGAAACTTCAGATTCAGAAATCTGACCTGCAGTTTCACTTGCCTCCACAACAGCCTTAGAACCCTTGCTTACTAGACCTGCTGCCTTCTTAGTAGAAGCCTTCTTAGCAGTTTTAGTAAGACCCTTATCAGACTTATACAAGTCGATAACTCTAACAACAGAGGCTGGATCATCTGCATTCTCGTAGATTGCATCTTGTACCCACTTAGGTTGTTCCTCTGCCCAATCATGAAACTCGTCTGAAGCTTTTAGCTTATGGAAGTCAGGGTGGGTTTCCATAATAGTTGCTTCAGCTTTATTACGTTCAGCTTCCGATTGTACTTTATCTAGCTCTGATAAACGTGACTCTGCTTTTTGAAACATCTCTTGAGCTTTTTTAGCTGCAATTGTTTCTACAATACCAGCTACATCTGGGTATTCAGTAGCCCACTTCTCAATGTCTTCATCAGACTTAGGTGCTCTGATACCTTCACCGTTCATACGGTTTTCAAGAACCTGTAACTTTTCTTCCCAGTCCTTTTCTTTTTGCTGCATATGCCTACGCAGGTCACCGTAGCGTTTCTTAAATGACTTCTCTTCTCTGGATAGTTTGGAGTCATCTTCTTCAGTTACTTCTTCAGAAACTGCCTCGACCACTTCTTCTGTAGCCTCTTCTGTTTCTACTTCTTCACCACGAGCTTCTGCTTCTAGACGAGCAATCTCTTTTTCTTCTTGTTCCATCTGAGCCTTTTTACGAGCATGGTTAAATCCACGATCTACAAAGCCAGCTGTTTTGGGTGCTTCAATTGTATTTGCTTCGGACATTTTTACTTCCTTATGTTGGGGCTAGCAGTATTGCTAGGTCGCCTTATTATTGTAGTAGTGTAGTTATTATTTCTTTTTACGTTTCTTCATCAAGCCGCCTTTATTAAAACCTCCGGACTTAGTTGTAGAATTATAAGTACCAACCCCGTAGTCATTATTTGACCCTGAACCATAGGTTGAAGCAGTATTTTGAGAACTATTTTCTGCAGCTTCAAGACTACCTACCCCACTAGATACACTTGGAGTATTAGTAACAGTTTTAGGTGGGGAATTATCTTTTGTTGTAGTTTTAGGTGGAGAATTATCTCTTGATACAGGACGAACTGTTGTTGATGTTGGTGTATATATCGGGGTGCCACTACTACTGGTTTCTACAAATGTACCACTACCACCGGGAGGGCTGTTATCTTTCGTATCTTCCACGTATGTTTTTGTTTCTGGCTCGTAGACCATACCCGGAGGAGAGGCAGCATCTAGTACACGTACTTGCTGACTTTCTGTCAGTCCCAGTTTAGTTTGGTCAAATTCCATACCCTTAGGCATTTTAAACTTAACTTGTTGTGCAAAATCATTTACACCACTAAGTGCACCAAAGTAATCTGCTCCCTGTACGAGTAAGCTGGACTTTCCTACTAGCTCTTTTGCACGTGCATTTAATGTATCTGCCAATGTAGTATTGCCTTTAGCAGCAGCTACTAATGCTGCAGATCTCACTTCTGCAATTGTAGAACCTTGTCTTACAGAGTCAAACAATCCAAAACCTGCAAGACCTGCTCCGCCAAAAAGTTTTAAGGCTCCTGCCTTGACTATCTTATCTTCAATTTTATTGCTAGTCTCTAAACCAACTTTAGCAAGGTCTTCATCAGACATACTAAAGTAATCTACATCAGGTTCTTTCCATTCAAAACCTTGGGATTCTCCTGTAGTCGGTGTAACAGTTGGGTCATCCGATGTAGAACTACCCTGTTTAAGTATGCACTGTTGAGTTTCTTCATCAAACATCATACCCATTTTTTCACAGGCTTCTTTACCTGTAGTTGCCGTAACAGTATCAGTGGCAGTATCTGTGGTGGTAGTAGTAGTGGGGGTACTGTCTGCAGTAGTAATAGTTTGAACAGGTTTATAGCTTGTAGTGCTAGGTAGGTTTGCCTCTTGCCACTCTTGCGGCATATAAGAAGCTCCCGGAATAGCTGCCCAAGAAGGAAGTCCGGCAGTAGTGCCTCCATAGCTTGTTGTAGGTTGAACATCACCACCGGGTGCAAAACCTTGGACAGAATTACCTATTGCTTGGGGAGGTTCTTGCTCAGGTACAAAACCACCAACAGCCATACCCATCTGTTCTAGTACAGCCATCTCTTCTGGAGTCAGGGGGTTTTCTTCCATACCACTAGGGCCAACTTCCATACCACTAGGGCCAATAGGCTCACCACCAATTCTACCATTGGCTTCCATATTAGACAAGCCCATTTTAGCTTCTGTTCGTAGATCTTCAAAGAATTTTACACCAAAGAAACGTACAACATCTGCTGGTACGACATACTCACCTTCAGAGAGTTGTGCTGGAATGTCGTCCCGTACTTCTTCTGCCAGTGAACCTGGAGGTATCTCATTGCCAGATACCGGATCACGTCTCATGCCATCATCGGCAATACCACCTTCATCGAAAAGCATTTCCATTTGATTGTTCATGTTGTTTACTACGCCTCCTTGGGCAAACTGTCTCGGCTCTTCTACTTTATATTTATTTACTAGCTCAGATATATCTATTATTGTACCTGTATTACTTGTACCAGTATTAATGCTGTCCCCCGTATCTGGTACAAAACCTACAAATTTTTCATGCCTTCTATATGGCAGCTCTGTATTAAATACCTTAACAGGATAGTTAGCCTCTAGCTCACTTAAAGATTTTTTTAAGTCGGTGACATAAGTTCTGTAAAATCTGTCACCTTTATCTTTCTTTAAGTCTCTATCTCTGGCTAGAGCAATTCTTTCAGCTGGGGGTATAACTATAAAGTCTACATCTGATTGGGCTGCTTTTGCTATTAGTATTTTTAAAGCTTCATCTACAGCTTGTTTGTTTTTTCTTATAGGAGGGAGACCATAGTCACTCTCACCAAGATTAGAGCTAGACGAAAATTTATAATAACCTACATATAAATCGTCAAGATCACTGGTGTAAACTTCTTTGTCAATTTTTTTATCTTTTAATTTTTCAGCTAACTTATATAAATAATTTGATCTTCTAGTCTTATATGGCTCGTATTCATAAGACTTAAAAAAGTCTTTTACTGAAACTGTTTCTGCAGTATTAATGTTTACTATACCCTCTTTGTTGCCAGCCAATAGAGAATCTACAAATGTTTCAAGCTCCTTTAAGCTGTAGGCTACAGTACTTAGGTTATCTAAAGTAGATGTTAGCTCTTCTGTAGTTAAAAACCCTCTTTCGGAATACTTAGACTGTATCTTTTGGACAGATTTAAAAGCATCCGCAGCACGGGGAGGCATGACACCTTCTTCGTGAAGCCCTTTTACAATACTTTTTAATTCTTTATCTACGGAACCAAAAATCTCTGAGTAAGAAACTTCATTTGTACTTTCCCAAAGTTCTGCAGATTGTTTGAACAGTTTGTCGAATTGATTACCAGGTTTTAAATAGCCCTTAGTTAAAAGGTCAGACTGAATTTCCTCTACTAGAAGATAGTTTTCATTATTAACAACCGATGCAAAATCTTGATTTGGTGGATTTAATGTTGATAAACTTAAGTCCGACTGAGAAGGATCAACTATAGAACCCCTTACATGAACCAAGGTGTCAGCATCATAGTGTTTACTGTTAGGCTGAAAAGGTTTACCTGGATATCCTATGTGTGAAGAAATAGGTATATCGAAGTAGTCAATTTCCATACCCCCTTTAAACCCAGCATCTCTTATTTGTCTCTGAAAACCTTCAAATTGTCTTGGTTTATCAGTAGCAATATTTGCAGTGTTTTGAAAAAGACCGCTGCGTCCATTAAGTGCAAATTCAAGATCTCCCCTGCTGTATCTTTTTTGAGGATCTATAACACCTTCTTGCAAAGAGGTCTCTGGTATAGAGTCATTCTTCTTAATTAAATTTAAAAATTCTGATCCGAGCAGCCCTTTTTTAGGGATACTTATAGTATCTGCAAATTCCGAAATAGGCTCACGAAAGATGACAAGAGTTGTATTAAGTAGGTCTAAATATTCATCTGGTGCTGACCCGGAAGATTTATCTCCCTCAAAACTAGAAAATTCTGTACGTGAATCATAAACAGGTGCAAAAGGTTTTTTACGTAGCTCATACGTGGGCGGATTAGATCCACCAAAAGTTCTTAGAGTATTTGAAGAATCTCCATCAGGAACCTTACCTACAGTAGATGCTACACCTGTACCTCCAGCCAGCTCAAAAATATTACCTAGTGTAACATCTTCCATACCTTTGTTACCTGCGGCAAGGTCACCGGGTATTTTAAAGGTTTCCCAAGCAGCGCCTAAGGATTGTTTAAGAAAATCAACAGTTTGTTCTCTAGAAGGTGCAGTAGGATTATCTAGGTAACTTTGAACTGCAGGTATAATATCTTGTTGTATTTTTTCGTAATTAGTTCTTTGATCATCCGCAAGTCTTACAAAGTATTTTCTACCAAATATAGTTTTATACTGACGGTTACCCAACTCATCTTGAACACCTGTCCATTTATCATTCTCACTGGCATCCATAGGCCTGTCAAACACTGGTACATCAGCAATTGATAATGCAGTAGGTTTTTCTTCAGCAACTTCTACAGGGTTTTCGTCTGCAAACTTTTTACCTTCTGCAGTCCAGCCAAGTGCTTCCTCAGTCTGTGAAGCTACGTCACCACCTTCATTAAACAAGCCTTCGCCAGATAACCATTGCCGAGTTTTTCTTTCCCACCAACCTCTTTTTTCTGAGGGTAGCGGCTCACCTTGTTTTTCAAGCATATCTTCAGCTGCTTTAAAAATACCAGAGTAACCTGGAAAACTAGCTTCAAAGGAAGCTTTACCAGATAGGTTATCGCTAACC